GGGGTCCCCCCCCCGCCGCCGGTGTGGCTACTGTAGGAAAAGAGTGGCGGCGGGGGAAGCTGTGGGGGTTAGATGTTGATGGAGGTTGTCATCATTGCGCGGTAGCGGGCTTTGCCTGCTGCGCGGTTGCGTTGCCAGACTTCGACGTCTGAGGCCTTGTACCATAGGCGGCCGTCATCGTCGCGAGCTGAGGGGCGGAGGCGGATGCCGGCGGCTCGGACGGCAGTGCCTGAGTAGGTTCGGACGGTGCTGACTTTGATGCCTGCTGCGGCGGCTACCTGGCTTTCAGAGACGAGCTTTGTCTCTGGGTTGCAGGCTTCGAACATGGTCTTGTGCGGGAGGTCAAGCTTGTTGGTCATGGGTGGTGTTTCCTTGGATGGGTAGGCGCTTCTTGCGCCAGTGGATTGCTTGCATGTGGCGGCGGCAGAGCTGTTTGGAAGCGGCGCGTTTCTCTAGCCATGCCTCGACGTCTGAGGGCTTGTACCAGTAGCGCCCGTTGAAGTCTCCCTTAGCCGCGGGGCGGAGGCGGGCTGGGCCGGCGGCTTTGATGGAGGCGCCAGCGTAGCCTCGCAGTGTGGCTTCTTTGATGTCTGCTTCACGCGCGACGGTTGCGGCTGGGAGCAGGTGCTCGCCGGGGTGTGCCTTTAGCCATTCGGTGAGGGTTGGCAGGTCGCTCAGCGTTGATTTAGTCATTGGGCTCTCCCTGGCTGTGGTAGTGGATTTCGGCTCCGAGGAGGACGGCCGGGCCGGCGGGGATGAGCGAGACGATGAAGACGACGGCCCGGATACCGATGTCTTCCTGTGCGGTGGCGATTCCGGCGATGATGATGGTCGCGGCGACGAGCGCCCAGACGAGGGCTTTTGCGTTGCGGATGGTGCGGTCGGTGGTCATGATGGTTGGCCCTTTATTTAACGATGACGATCAGGAACAGGATTATGTACGCCAGGATGGTGGATGCGGCGAGCCCGATAAGGAGCCGGCCGAACCACATGAGGTCGTTGCGGACCTCATCGACAGCGGCGCTCGTAAGGTTGAGCTCTTGGTTCAGGTTCGTCTGCTTGGCGTGCAGGCGCTTGGTGTAGCGGTCGAGCTGAGCGAGCGCCTTGCACTGGTCCTTGCCGGCGCCCTGCAGGATTCCGACCGCGCACTCGGTTTCGGTGAGCTTGCGTTCGTTCTCGACGATGCATTGCATTGCGAATCCGACGTTGGCGTTCATGTCCTTTGTGTGCTGTGCGACCCTCCCGTTGAGGTGGTCGGTGAGGCGGCGGGTCTCGCAGAGTTCGTCCTGGAGGCACGCGACGCTGGTGTCGAGGCTGTCGATGTCGTCGCGGACCTGGTTGTGGTTGTCGATGATTGTCTGGATGGCGGTGTGGCGGTGGTTGCGTCCTGCTGCGCGGTCGCGTTTGGTCTTGGGGGTGGTCATGGTGTGTCCTTCTTAGTTGGTGCGGGGTGGGTGGTTAGGATTGTTGGTATGGATTTCTCAACTCTTTTTTCTGGCGGTTCAACGTTTGCAGCTTTCGTCTCTGTCTTTTTCGCTGGTATTTCCTGGTACCAGGCCATTGGCTCTAAGAAAGCGAAGGAGAAGGCTGAGGAGGCGCATCAGGCGGCGTTAGCGATGCGTGATGCCGCGGTTCGTTCTGCTGAGGCTGCGGAGGAACGTGCCCGGCAAGCGGAGAAGTCGCTCAAGCAGGTGGAGCAAATCGTTGCTGAACAGCAGAAGCAGTCCGAGTCTCAGGCTGAGATTGCGTCTCACCTGTGGAAGCCTGCATTTGAGCTGACTCTGGATAGCGGTAATACCTACCTGTTGAGCAACGTCACTGGTGAATCTGTTGAGGTTCTTGAGGTGGCGAATCTGGATGATTTCGTCCGCTGTGACCAGGTTCAGCAGGTGTTCCGCCCCGGCGAGTCGCTACGCATCTTCATGCTGGGTGCTTACGGTAAGCCGTTGCCGTCGAACCTAGAGCTTCGAATCAGTGGGGTCGATGAGGTCGTCCCCGTCCCGATTCGCCGATAGCTCGCGCTCTTTTTCCTTTTCTTCCTTCTTCTCTTCCCAGGAATCTTTGAGCGTCCTGAAGCAGAAGAATCCGGAGACGATAGCGCCGGCAACGCTGATGAAGAAGCAGACGGCATTGAATACGAGGTTGAACTGGTCGGGTTCCATTAGTGTTTTCCTTCCGGGGTGGTTAGAGGAGCTGTGAGACTTGGCTGCGGCGGTGCCGCATCAGGTGCTCTGCGAGGCGGGTGATGCAGTGCTCTACCGCTTCATCTGAGAACTGAAGCTTGTCCCAGTCCTTGATCTGGTCGGCGGTTAGTGCGTCATGCAGTGTCACGCCGCAGTCAAGAGGGCATGGAATGTGGATGTTCACGCGCGCCTTGAACAACTCGTTTTCGTGCAAGGTGGGTCGCAGGTCCGGCCGGAGGCTGTTCCTGCGGTCCCAGCAGATGCGGGCGGCGTCCAAGCACTTGGTCGCGTGAGCTACCAGCTCCACCCAGAAATCAGGGTGCGCAGTCTTGACGTGTTCGGCTGCGGCGGTACCCATGGTGCGGGCGATGTTGTTGGGGTCCAGCTCCGCGTAGACTTCCTGGCATGCCCCGCAGTGGAGTGCGGGCGCCTTCTTACCGCGGAGGCGCGGGTCTCGGTTGTGGACGGTGAGGTGCCGTGCCCACCAGATGGTGCGGGCGTGCTCTGTGGCGAGCGCTTCGGCGGGGGTTAGGTGTTTCTCGTTCATTGGTGTTTCCTGACGGGTTAGACGATGAAGCCTTCGACGGTCACTTCCTTGATGTAGCCGTCGTGGGCCATAGTGATTGACGCTTTGGGGCTTCTGAATTCCATCTCTCGGCTGAGGTCGTGAATAGCCTGCCGAAGCTCCCTAACGGCTTTTGAGTCCAGCCGATTCTCCTGCGGAGCTGCTGGCAATTCCCTACGTGGGTCGTTCCAATCCATTGGTGTTTCCTTAGTTGGTGGTGTGGGTGACGGGGAGCTTTGAAAGCCAAGCCGTCACTGCTGCACTGGTGTAGTAGATGCGTCCCCCGCTTCGGATGTATGCGGGGCCTGTCCGGGCTTTACGCCAGGCGGCTAGAGTTCGTGGCGATATACCGAGGTTGTCGGCAAGCTCTTCGGGACTCCAGACCGTGAGCGCGTTATCGGGGATAGTCAGCATCTTGTGCGTCCCTTTCTAGGAACAGCTCCTACTTTTAGGAATGGTAGATAAAAAAATTAGATAGTGGTGCCCAGGTCTGCAGCATGGTCTTCAAAAAGCCACGTGATAGGTACCTGCAGAGCTTCCGCAATCTTCCATGCTTCGGTGAGACGGGGGTCCGCCTTGCCGGTAGCAATTGAACTAATACGGCTAGGGTGAAGCCCTGATGCAACAGCCAAACTATGCTGCGTCTTCGACTTCATGACTAATGCCATTCGCATGTTTTTACTGAATGTTTCCTTCTGCATCTCAGTGTCTCCTTTCGGTGGTATGCAACTATCATATTCCTATTTTTTGGAGCGCGCAACCTAAAAAAGGAATTTTCTTTAGAAATCTTGTAGACTGTTCCCATGACAGACATCAAAGAACTGCAATCCAAGGCAGAACTCTTCAACGACTTGGTGAACCGTGAAATCAAGGTATGGATGGTTCGGCGAGGTGAAGACCTGCTGACTCTCGCCGCAAAAACTGGTATCTCCAAGAGTAAGCTCAGCCGATCCGTATATCGGTCAGAAGGCTCGCTCCCCGTTCGTGACCTCATGACCATCTGCACCGCACTCAATGTGGACATGACGGTAATTATCTCGGCGGCATACAACGCAATGCTAGAACAAGTGGCCGCTCCCCTTACTGATGCTCAGTTGGCTGCGCAGATTTTGGCGCGTGCTGAAGCGGCAACCAAGGCAGGCTATCGCCTAGCCGCGCACCCCGCCGATAAGGTCATCACCGAAGACAACCACAGCGCATAACCTGCGCACAATCACCGATTCACTCATGACTTCAATAAATACATATGACTACGACCCAGAACGCCACGCCGCGTCCCTGGGTATCCGCATCGTCGAAGCCCAACCACCAGCAGGCACACTAGCCCTCTGGGACGAGCAGACCAGGACCATACTCACCGCCCCTGGGCTCCTGTGGCGACAGCGACGATGCGTCATCGCCCACGAGCTCGCCCACGCAATCAACGGAGACGAGCACTCCCCCATGGACGACATCGCCTCCACCAAACGCGAACGGCGAGCCGACGCTCTTGCCGCCGGCTGGCTCCTGCAGCCACATGCCGTGCGTACCGCTCTGGCGGTGGCTCCCGATTCCCTGCCGGCTGCCGCGGCAGAGCTGGAAGTTACCGAACGAATCCTCTCGGCTTGGCTTTGGGAGCATAGCAAACGGGGCGGTCTGGATAGCTAGTCCAGTCCGCCCCGTCTGTGCATCATCAATCAATATAAGGAGAAATAAGCGCTTAGATCCGTCTGATGCTGTTCACTCACACAACAAGATACCGACTCAGCTCGCCCTTGCAGGTTCCGCCTCGTAGTTATCGGTTATTGCCGAAGTAGTGTAGCGTCACGTGGCGGTGGCGGCAAGAGCCTCAAAGTGTCGGCGTGTCGTGGTGCGGTTTTGGGCAAAGAGATAACCGCCCCCTACTGTATCCGGCAATAGGAGGCGGTTCCTGTGCAGTCCGTGCTGAATTGGTCTGCTCGAACGAGAGTGACTGAGTTTAGCGTCACCTGCGGGCGAGCGCAAGTGAAAGGAGGCGAGGGTGGTTAGGGACCCTCTTCCGGTGGGAACCCACGGGGTTCTCAAGCTGACTAAGCTACGCCCTGGTGTTTGGCGTGCCCGTGCGTCGTATCGTGATTGGCGCGGGGTGCGGCGTGACGTGACCGCGCAGGGTCCGACTAAGGCTGCGGCTGAGCTGAAGCTTAAATCGAAGTTGGCGGCGTTGCCGGCTTCGGGTGCGAGCCTGAGCGGTACCACTACGTTGAAGGTCGCGCTGGACAGGTGGCTTGGCGGTCTTGACGGGCTGGCGCAGAATACCTTGCGTAATTACACGTTGTGGGCTGGGCAGGTTGCCGGCGCTTTGGGGTCGTTGCGTCTGAATGAGGTGACGGCAGGTCGCCTCGATTCCTACTTAGCCTCGGTGAAGGCTCCCACCAGCCGGTACAACCAGAGGTTGGTGCTGAAAATGTCGCTGGACGAGGCTGTGCGACTCGGAGCACTCCCCCACAACCCCGTGCTGGCGACCCGCACGGTGAAAGGCAAGAAGAAGCAGGTGCGAGCGCTGGATCTGGAGCAGGTGAAGGCTCTGCGGTCGCTGGTGGCTGCGCTTGAACCTACGCCGACCTATGACGGGTGGATGCCTGACCTGGTGGACGTTCTGCTCGGCACGGGTTGCCGTTGGGGTGAGGGGGCAGGCTTGCGCTGGGAGGATGTGAATCTGGAGTCTGGCACGGTGACTGTTCGTGGCACGTTGATTCAAGGTAAGGGCTGGCAGGCGGATACGAAGACTCACGAGCCGCGCACCCTACAGGTGCCGCGGTTTGTCCTTGATGTCCTGCGGAGACGGCACTCAGAGGCCCGTGAAGGTGCCGTGTTCGTGTTTGAACAAGGCGGGGCTCCACTTGCCTACAACTCGGCGCGTAACTGGCTGGTGCGGGCGGTGAGGGGCTCTGAGCTGGAGTGGGTGACCTGGCATGTCCTCCGGAAGACTACGGCTACGTTCTTGGACGAGCGGCTCGGGTTGGCTGAAGCGTCTCTGCAGCTTGGTCATGCGTCCGAGGCGCAGACGTTGAGCGCGTATGTGGCGCGCCAGTCGCAGGCTGTTTTTGCTGATGCGCTGGAGGGGCTGGCGGGGTCGTAGATTGGTCACAATTTACTCCCAATTTTGAAACCCCTCTAGACTGTATCCAGACTGTCATTAGTTGCAGTTAAACAGAAAAACGATGCCCCCGAAACCCCTTGTCAATAAGGGATTTCGGGGGCATCTGCCCTAGTCAAGCCCATAACGGGGCTTGAGTCGCAAGACTAGAAAGCCTTGTTTACCAGCGGGGCTAACTTCCTTGATATTCCGCGGAGCTCAAGGGGTGCAACACCCATTGGTCACAATTTACTCACGATTTTCAACGGAGTCGCCAGGCTCCGCAGATACATCGTCGACGGCATCTTCATACATGCCCGGGTCGGTATTGAAGAAGGCGAGGATGTTCGGCAAAATCGCAGTTACAGCACCGGTCACCACTGCCGCCTGGTCCCTCGTCCAGATGCCGAAAGCAACCAACACCGCAGAAATTGACGGGGCGAGCACGTACAACATTTTGCGGAGTGCGGCGCGCTGACGACGCGACAGGTTACGCATTATCAATCTTCTCCTCGAACTCGGTCACTGCGTCCTTCAGCTTCGCCCAGGATTCTCGCAGCTCTGAGACCTTGTCCTTCTCCAGCGGTGCGGGGACGCCCTCGATACCGTTCTCAATCTTGCCCTCCTTGATCGCGTTCACGCGGTCAATGAGGCGATCCAGCTGGTCGTACCAGCGGCCGGGGCAGGCAGTGGCGAAGAAGTCCTTATGACCGTGCACGTAGAAGGACCGGCTGTAGAAGGTCTCCAGATCGGCGATTACCTGGGCGACCGTCTCGAAGTCCTCCGGGCTCATCTCGGGTCGGCACTCGATACCAATCGAGCGCTGGTTAGCCGCCCAGTTACCTGCATGCCAGGCGATGTCCTTAATCTCGACAAGCTGGGCGCAGCGACCAGCCTCCACCACAAAATGTGCGGAGGTGCCGGGGCCGCTGGCGAAGAACTCGCACACCTTCTCGAAACGCTGGTTGTCATCACCCCAGTGGTGGATGACGATAGTATCGATGTCGTCCATGGTGCGGCTTGCCTCGGTGAACGAAGTGGCGTTCCACTCGGTGATGTCCTGATACTTCATATGAGTCTCCTTACTTATAGGGCAAAAAGGTGTGGGTGTCTTCATTAGAGACACCCACACCTTCCTTATTACTTATCCTTTTTGCCGTCTTTGCCGTCCTTACCGAGCTTCGACGTCCAAAGCTCGGCAGCGACCCATTCCGCAACCTCAGACGGCAGAGGCGGAGGCGGAGGCGGCGACCCCGACTCGATGTGATTCGAGAGGCGCGTGATGTGGGCAACCGCCATGCTCATCGCGAGGCGGGCGCGGTCAGTTGCCGCATACGCTTTCTCTTCCCTGGCGCGTGCCTCGTCCTCACGGCTACGAATATCCGTCTCCAGTGAGGCGCGAGCTGCGCTCTCCTTCTGCAGGCTTGATTCCAATTCGGCGATGCGGCGCTCAAGAGAATCAATCAGCGTCCGATTCGTCTCATGTTTTGCAGCCGCTCGCCCATTCAGAAATGTCATCGCAGCTGGAATCAAGGTGCCCATCAGAACACCTCCCAGAGTCCAAATCTCGGGAGGTAAATCCCACGGGGTCATCGCACTCCTTCCCCGACCCCATCACGGTCACGACGCCACGCCGCACCGCCCTCACGCGGGGTGAAGTCCACGTCCGGCCGGCCCCAGTCACGGGGTGCCCACTCGGTGCGGTCCCACGGGAAATCACGCACGCTGAAAGCGTTCAACATGCTGTTGTCAACCGCGGTCGTGCTGACACGGTCAGCGAGGATTCGAGTCTTCTCCACATCCCATGGGTCCACGCCAGTGAACACCTTCTCCGTCTGCCCGTCTTCAAAATTGAAGGCGTGGCAGAAAGCATTGGTGTCGGTGCCGACGATGCCGTATTTCTTCGCGGCGGTAATCAGGAGCCTGGTCATCGGGTTATAGGGCAACCCCGTCTTCGGATTGAACCAAGGATCTACATTCGCGGCCAGGCGCCCCCACTGCCCATGCACAGGTGAGGACGGCGCCTCACTGGCCGGCGATTTACCGTCCGTCATCTGCGCCGGCCACGACGGCGGGTTCCCCTTTGACACTGCACCAAAGGTGAAAGCCAGCGCGTGATTGATTTGGCCGCAGCGGACCTCGTCGATGCCCACGAAACCTAACGTGTTGTGCATGCGGGCGACAGCGGAGGAACCTAGCTGGAGCTGGGTTGCCCAGTTCTCCTGTGCGAGCTTCTTGAAACCTGGGGACATGACCGAGAAGCCACCGGATACAGCGGTCCAGCCGTCACCGTTCGCAGCCCGGTTTACCATGAAGTACTCACGGATGACGCCGGTGTGGACGTCCCAGATTGCCAGGCCTCGGTCACCAATCCTCGCAGGCTCCGCGAATTCTGGCATCGGGATCATTCCGCTGAGAATGTTCTGCGCGGCCCACGGGGTGAGCCCCACGCCTCGTGTTGCTTCCATTTTCTGGAAATGGCAGTCGGGGTGAGAGGAATCCACGAGATACGCGGGGATTGGTGACGTGCCAGCAACGGACGTGTTGGTGCCTGTCTTCACACGGGGGTTTCCAGGGAACTTCCCGTCTCCTGTCCTTCCCCACGGGTCTGGGTTGTTCCGTTCCATCCAGGCTGCCATCTCTGCCGAGTTTTCGGCGAGCGGCATCTGAGAGATGTCTCGCTGCCAGACGGTGCCGGCACCGGCGTAGTTTGCGACGTCCATCAGTCCAGGGAAGACCACCTCTGGGTGCTGCCGACTGCCGATGGGCTCCCATTCGCTCGTCTCAGCGTTAAATGCCTTGACTGCGAGCGCATGGCGGCGACCATCTGGATACTTGCTGAAGACGTAGGCTGTCATTAGGGTACTCGCGCTCCTCGGTCCTCACTCTGGGGGGTATCAGGTCCAAGGTAGACGCGGAAGCCCCCGGTTGAGATGTTGTTGTTGGATGCGCGGATTCCGAGAACCCTACCCCAGAGCCTGTCCTCGTTCTGACTCCACTTATGAGTCACCTGCGCGCCGGACGGCGCGGTGATGGTGCAGCTCAGGTTCATAAACTCGAACCGCCAGGTGCCTACGCTGGTGCCGGCATTGACTCGCAAACCTGTTCCAGTGCCATCAACCATTGATTCCATCGATGCCTGACGGCCTGCCTCTGCCAGCCAAACCGTGTAGCTCCGACCACCGGCCACATACCTGTGGTCCTGCAGCCAGTCCAACGTCAGGCTGGGGGCAGGGGTAGTTACCTCTGCAACGTCAATCTCAATCGTTGCGTTCGGGGTGCCAGTTGTGACGAACAACTCAGATTCGGCGTTACCGGGGCCTGCGGGCTTCAACTTCAGGTCATCCGTGACAACCCACGTTCTGGGGACCTGCTTGCCGGCAAGCTCAGCCAGCGCGGTACCGTACATCCCGTATTGTGATTCAACGTCGTCTCGTCCGCCAAAGCCATTGTTCGGCTTCAGACCGAGGTTCTTCTTGCCACCCCATGCCGCGCGCTCATTCTCAGGCGGTGCCGGCACCAGCGCAGTGCCAGCCTGTCGCTTAGACGGATCCTCACTGATTGCGAGAGTACGACCCTGCAGAGAGCCGAACACGACGGGGAACTCGAGCTTGCTGCTGCTGAACACGTAGCCCGGTTCGGGGGTGGCTTCGAGCATGATTTCTCGGCGGTCCTCACCAGGAATCACATGGTCACCCGGCGCAGCCTCTACACCGTCCATCTTCCAGACCACGCCAGGCTGCTTCGGGGTCGGAATCGTAATCAGGCGGCGCTCAGGGACGACGTCAGGGAACCGCGGCACAATCGGGATAGGCGTGTTCAGATTGGACACGTCCGCATGGATGAGCGGGACACCGTATTTTTCCTTCTTTGCGGCTTCAGCATCCTTCGGGTTGAACGAAAGCCACCACCCCTGGGCGTGCGCCTGCACCTCGGGGGTCCACAGCGCCTTAATCTCCATGGGCACGTCGGTGGTGGTTCCGTCACTCATCACGACGGTAGCGCCCGTACCGGACGCGGAAGGCTCTACGCGCTTGATGCTCACGCCGTCACGACCAGGTGCGCCATCAGTGCCATCTCGGCCCGGCTGACCGTCCACACCGTCACGGCCATTCTTACCGTCAACACCATCGCGCACGGTGCGCCAGGTAAGCTGTGTTCCGTCATTCGAAGCACGCGCGAGAACCTCGCCCTGCGCGCCGCCGGCGGGGATCTTCTCCACCGGAGCGAGCGCCTGGTCAATCTGCTGCTGGACACCTTCGGCGGGCTTGCCGGTGAGGTGCCCCTGTTCGTCTGCGATGACCAGGCGGTCGAACACGACCTTGTCGTCTGCCATTAGTTCTTCTCCTTTTCTACGATTCGGGCGAGCCCGTTGCCCAGGTCCTCGGCGACCCAGTGCCGGGTCTGTGCCGGAGGCTGGTGCTGGGGTGCCTGGTTGGGGACCTCGTTGATGCTGTCCCCCGCGGCGGTGGCGAGGTTGATTTCCTGGCCAGGCTGGACGGTGAGAGGGACGCAGTCAATGATGATTTGGCGCGAGGTTGCGGTACGTGCAGAGACCTGTACGTTGTACTTGGCCGGTGCGATGAGCTGTACGCCGCGAGCGCCGCCATTGGGGTGGGTGCGGAGTACACCATTGACCAGATATCCCTTTACCTCGCATGCGGTGTATACGGTGGTGTCGTCGTGGCTCATGGAGGTTGGGATGAAGGTGACGATTCCGGAGGTGATTGGTGCGGGCTCACCGGCGAGGAGCTGGTGGGTCGCCATGTTGGCGTACACGGTGGCGTATTTGACCGTGGTGTCAGGCATTTGCCGCCTCCTGTTCCTTCGTGTCCTCGGTGTTGTCTAGGCGGATGGTGCCGGCGGTGATGTGCGCGTCGAGCAGTTCCTCACGCAGGCGGTTATTTTCCTGCGTGAGGTAGATGGTCTTCGCGAGGAGCTGGTCGCGTGTCAGCGTGCTCATGTTGGCTGTTTCCCTTTCTTTTTATGGGGCAGGTGTGCCGCGGTTGAATGGCATCAAGTACACGTCTGTCCAGACACCATCCGCGGTATCTCGCCCGATGTTGTAGATGCGCAGAAGCCCACCGCGGCGATTCACGTCGCTCATGGTGGTCACCAATGCCTGAGACCCGAACGCCTGGGCAAGGAGGAACGGCTGCTGCTCCAGCTCTGGCCAGGAGAACCGAACCTCGACCCACTTGCCAGATTCAATACGGTACGGTCCGACCGACCGCACCCACATGTTCTTCGTCATCGACCAGAGCCCGTCCAGGCGCATGTTTTTCTGAACGCGGAGACTGTCGGTAACGTTCACGCCACCCTGCGGGTCTACGAAGAACCCTCTGATCTCCGAGTCTGATGTACCGAATGGCTTCATGCCTATATGCAGTGCACCCTGCGGGGACATGCGGATGATGCCGATAGGTGCCCGCTGAGCGGCATCCAGAGGGCGCATCTCAATGATTGATTCTCCCCCCGAGACAGGTCCCTGCGTGGTGCGGATGGTGATGCCGGCGCGATCATCGGCGGCGGTGGAGAATATTCCTCGGATGTAGTTGTCTGTTCCGCTGGCATCAATCTTCACGGTCTGTTCACCGGCGGCGTTGAACGCGCTGATGCCAGTGTTGTTGAGCTTCATGCCGCGGCGGGAATCTCGGTCAGTCTGCAACAGGGAGGCTGTCATCATCTCTGCTGCGATGTCCTCAACTCGGATACGCTGAGCGATCACCTCTGGGGTGACGATGTTCTCGATAACGGTTGCCCGCTGGAGTATCGCGTCCTCCGTGACTACCAGCTTCTTCGTCTCAGCTGACATCGCCCGCACGACTGAGGCGGCAAGCTCCTCGGTCACGTTGAGCTGTTTCACGTCGAGGGTGCCGGGGACGATGAGGTTCCTGCCGTCGAAGGGCGGGGACGGCATTTTCTTGATGCCGGCAACCGCCTTCGCAGCAACCGTGTCATCGTCCATCCCAGAGCCCGCCTCTACGGCGGCAATGCGGCGTTCCGCCTCAACAAGATTCCGCTCTGCTGCCACCAGCGTCTCGTTGGCTTTCGCCACGACTTTGGTTGCCTCTGTGAGGCGCGCGTCGAAGCTGGCGATGGTGTCTCCATCCCAGCGGCGAGCAGTGCCGCCTGCGTCCATGTACAGGGTGGCCTCTGCAGCAGTGGCAATCTTGATGCCATGAGGTGTTGATGCTGGCACACGCAGCCGGCGCATCTGCTCACGGAGCGTGTCAGCTGTGCGGGTAGGCCGCTGGTCAATATACATCACCATGCGGTACCTCCTTCTCTTAGGCGTTCTCCCACTGTGCCTGTTGGAAATCCAGTGTGACCTGTGGGCTGAGGTCGCCGTTCATCTTGATGATTCGCATGGGCCGCGTCCCGTCGGGGATGGTCTTCCAGCCAGTGAGAGTCACGTTCGCTGTGTCCCCGACGAAGAAGGAACCCAGCGGGGTCTTTTGTGAGTTCGCGGCGAACGTCAAAGTGACCTGGTCAATCATTGCCTGGCGGGATAGGAGCTCGCCGTGTGCCTTCTGCCGCAGAACATCCGGGCTTGCCTGGTCGGCGTCGCTCATCACGTCTTCGACAAAGGGTTGGTCGCGGCGCCAGACGTTCGAGAGAATCTCGGCATGGGCGCGGGCCGTGCCCTCGCCCTCGCCGGCACCAGTGCACCAGATGCGGTGAACTAGGTTCTTGCCTGATGAGGTCACCGAAACATCCGGAACCTCCCCCAAGTCGGCGGTCGTGTCAAAGTCAGGAACCCAGTCCTGAGCAATGAACGGGTATGCTTCCGTGCCATGCACTAGGGCCCACTCGATTCGTGTCTGAGCATCGTCTGCCCAGCGCGGGCGAATCATGATGTCAGGCCCGTTGATAACCCCCGAAAGTTCCGTCCAGCGTTTACCGATAAGGTTATTCGCCAGGTTCCAGCCCTCATACGTTCGCTCACGCTCTCCCACCGTATCGCCCACCGTGCCATGCACCAGAGGTAGCGCACCGCCGGGGCGGTCCATCGCATGCGCGGCGAGCGCCCACGCAATCTCGCCGAGTGTGGTGCCTCGGTATTCCAGGGTTTGCCAGATGGTGCGTTTCTCGAAGATTGCTCGGAGGCCCTCGGCTTTGATTTCGAGGCTGGTGGTTGTTTCTTTTCCCCAGTCGGTGATTGGGCCGGCAACGATGGGGCGGGTAATTCCGTCCGCGCCGGTATAGGTGAGGAGGACTCCGCCTGAGAGGGGTTCCCACCATGTGGGGGTGATGGTGTTGAGGTGTTTCTTGTCGACGGTGAGGGATATTTCCTCTGTTTTGTTGAGCTCGATACTCCAGGAGGCGTTGTGCACGGTGATGGGCGGGCCCACTTGTCCGGTGGTGGTGTGGATCCAGTGGAGCCCGGGGGCGGTCATTGTTCCTCCTGCTGTTGGTGGTTACTCTTTGGCGACGCCGATGTCGGTGACGGTGATGACGTCGCCGGGGAACGGGAATCCGCCGTTCTCGCCGCGCACGACCCAGTACTGGTGCCCATAGGTGGTGTGGCGGACGACGTAGTGGATGCGGTGCTGGCCCTTCTGTAGGGTCTGGATTGTGGAGAAGTCTTTGGATTCCCAGATGTTGTTGAATGCACGTTCGCGCCTCAAAACCAATTTGTCGTCGATGTAGACGTCGTAGAATAGGCTGCCGGAGGCGATAACCGGGGTGACGTTAGTTTCGCTGGTCGCTGTGGTAACCGTTGAGGTGAGTCGGATGTCGACGGTACGGTCGGTGGGGACAAAGAAGGTACCGGCACCGCGGCGGAATTCACCGAGCTTGTGCGGGGTGTCTCGAGTGGTCTCATGATGATGGAGCACTCCGAGAGAGCCGCCGACTGGACGGGAGAAGACGATATTGCCCGCTTCCTGGGTGGCGCTGGTCGCCTTGATGTTCGCGCGAATCTCGCGCTTGGAAAGCATGACCGCGTTGGCCGGCACGGTCGCGCCGATTGCCACCTTGGACGCCACGGACCCGTTGACAGGCTCGGTCAGCTGCTGAACGTAGATGTACTCGACTCGCGCCCCGTTAGTCGGGGCGGGCTGAGTCGTAATCTGCTGCGCGGGCACCGGCACAAGCACCGCACGCCCCGGCGCGAGGTGGATACACACAGCGCCGGCGGCAATCTGATAACTCATTGCGGCGGTGCCCTTTACCTCGCAACCGCTGATAATTCCAGGCTCGGGATACTGCGCGGCAATGACTGCCTGCAAGTCATCAGGCGTCGTGCCGTTCCCGTTGCGGTCAGGTGCCATGCCAAAACCGGTAGTCATGGGTGCTCTCCTAAAGGTAGGTGTCTCGAACAATCACGTCGCACCAACCAGTGGCAGGAGCGAGCGCTTCGATGGTGGGTGCGAACCCCGATTTTGCGGGGATTGAGTGCCAGTCTCGACGGGTGAGGTCTGCGGTGTGGTCGGCGCCGTTGATGGTGACGGTGCCGCGGGCGCAGTCAATGGTGACCGGTGATGGTGTGATGACCGGGTACGGGTACTCTAGGACCCTGTCGCCGCTGGTGATTCGGACCCCAGACGACCACTCCCCTCGAATCACGTAGACGGGGTGCGCGGTGACATTCCCCTCATGGGCGATGGCTGCGGATTGAGGAGCCTGTGACCCGAAGGAGATAACCCCGCTAGGTGCTGGTGCGAAGAGGTTGAACCGCAACCCGACGTTCGCGCCGGCGGGGAATATCTGGGTCGTAACGGCCGGCCCGTAGAGCCAGGGTTCCGGGGCGAGGAGAGGGAGCTCAAAGTTGAACGCGGTGTCGCCCAGGTATTCGATTTTTGGGTCTCCGTCGATTCGAACCTCACAGGTGAGGATGCCGTTGTCGGATTCGACGGAGAGTGCCCCCAGCTCACCGTCCCAGAGCAGGGATGAGGTGAACCGGGAGGCGAGTTCGCGAATGGGCAGAGCCTTCGCGATAATGGTTCCCTTGAGAGTGAGGGTACGGCCGGTACGGCGCGCCGGGTAGGAGAGCATGCCGTGCCCAATCTTGCGTTGGACATCGGCAGCCTCGACACCGGTGCCGCCGTCCCAGCCCTGCAGGTCAGTCACCCAGACCTCCAGCCCGTCATCGCTGGCTCCGTCCTCAAAGGTTGTGAGGATGAGGGAGCCGTGAGCTCCGGTGAGCGTGACGCGGTGACGGTGCTGGCCAATCATCAGATCAGGACCCCTTCAAGGTTGAGGTGGTGGTTAATTGCTTCGCCGACGCGGCGGCCGAATCGGTCAGGTGACATCTCGTCAGCCGCGTTGACGTGGACGTGGAGCCCACCGGATGCGGCGGACAGCGGCGCTGAGCTTGCAGATGCAGAGAGTGCACGGTTGAGCGAGGATGACCGCACGCCAAGCGAGACAGAGCCACTAAGCGCGCCAGGAGTGAGTGCCGCGCTGAGCGTACCCATTCCTGCCTCTGCTGCTTCGACCGCGGCTTCGGTCATGTCCTTGACCGCATCGACAGCCACATCTGCGCCCTGGGTGATGCCCTCTGCGATACCCGCGGGAATCCAGATACCCACCTGGTCACGCATGACGCGAGACGGCGAGTGGATTCCTAGAGCAGACTTCACGAAGTCGGGCAGTGCGTTGACGACGCCCTTTGCGGCGTCAAGAACTGCGCCGGCGGCGTTACGGATGCCGTTAGCGATACCGCCGACAATGTCTCGGCCGATAGAGAGCATCTGGTCGGGGATGCCCCGAACCACACCGATGATGTCTGAGCCCATTGAACGGAAGAACCCGACCACGGTGTTGATGCCTGCGGCCACGCCGTTCTTGATGCCTTCCCAGATGGTCGAGACAATTCGTCCGATACCGTTCCAAGCGGCATCCCAGATGCCGCGGATCAGGTTCACAGCGTTCGTGATGATGGAGCTCACGATGTTTATTGCGCCGGTCACGACGCCCTTGATAACTTCCCAAACACCAGTGAGAATCTGCTTGATGCCTTCCCACGCGGCGCTCCAGTCACCCTTGATAATTGCGGTCACCGTCTTGATGATGCCCACGACAATGTCGAGCGCACCTTGGACAATCGGGACGATTGCCTGCACCACGGTCGTGACCACGTTGAGGACCGCCTGGATTGCAGGCACCAGAATGTCAATCAGCGTCGTGATGAGCGGGACGATTGCCTGCACCACGGAGGCGAAGACAGGGATTAGCGAGGTCACAAGGACTGCAACCACGCCAGCGACGACTCCGATGATTGTCGCGAGCACCGGAAGGAGCGCCTGGATTGCAGGCATCAACGCAGCGAGCACCTGAGTGCCCAAATCCACGACCGCCGACACGATCTGACCGAACACCGGCACCAGCTGAAGCAACATCTCCCCCAGCTGACGGAAAATCTCCATAATCTGCGGGAGCATCGCCATGACCGCAGCTCCCAGCTGGGCGAGCGCAGGAACAAGCTGAGTCATGAGCTGTTGACCAATAGGCAACAACGCCTGAACAATCTGTGTGCCGAACTGGACAACCATCGGGATCAGCGGGGCCAGATGCTGGCCAATCTGCCCGAGTGATTCCATCAGCGCCTCACCCATCTGCCCCAGAATCGGTAGCAGAGCCTGGATGGCGCTACCAATTAGAGGAATGAGGTTCTCAATTACCGGCTGGACAGCTTGGACGACCTGGCCAAAGACCTGGCCGGCCATCTCCGCAAATCGCTGAAGCGCAGGCATTATGATTTGGAGTGCCGGCTGAAGCGACTGGATGAGCTTCTCGCCCAGCTGGCCGATAAGGGGCAGAATCGTGTTCAGTGCGGGCTGGATTGCCTGCATGAGCTGCTGCCACATCTGGCGGCCAGTCTCAGTCTGGGTGAAGAACGTGACGAGTGCCGCGCCGGCGAGGGCCAGCGCTCCAACCACCGCCATGAGCGGGTTTGCTTTAAGCACGCCCAGGAAAGAGCCGAGAGCACCTGAAGTCGCCGACAGCACCGCCTTATACGCAACGGTGGCAGCAGAAGCTACCCGGAGTGCGGCTGCCTTGGCTTGGAAGGCGCCAGCGCCAATCTGTGCCTCGCGTGAGAGATTGGCAACCTCTGCCGCGGTGCCGGCACCCGATGCGACGAGACGGTAGCCTTCTGCTACGGCATCGAAGGAGCTCTTGAGCTTCCCTACTGCGCCGGCGGCAGTCTGGTACGACTCGAGTGCAAAGCGTCCCGCATCGATGGCGCGGCTAGCAGTGTTGTAGGCGCCAACGGCACCTAGTACCGCGGTCGCCATTGCAGTCACGGCTTCAGGATTCCGGTTGATGATGTCGGTGAGACGTCCCAGTGCGGCAGCTGCTAGGTCAGCCAGACCTGTGACTGCGTCAAACGGGTTCGTCAAATTCAGCGCGCTATCACCCAGCCCCCCGAAGGCGGGGAGGATCTTCTGGATTGCGCTTGCAATGGTGAAGACGACCGTTGCAATCTTGGACCCGACCGCTGAGAAGGCGTCCCAGAGCGGAGGGAGGATAGCGCCGAGCGTCTTGCCGACGCTCGTCACGAGCCCGCCAATTGACGGGCCCACGATGGATGCCGCATGCGAGACGACCTGCACGACGTGTTCCATTGCACTGCCGAGCTTCTCGCCAATGGTCTTACCCATCGCCTCGACAGGTTTCATCCACTGCTGGAACGAGAGGAAGAACTTCGTGAGCGTCGGGTAGACGCCAGATAGGATGTTCGCACCGAAGCGTCCCAACGCCGCCTGCGCGTTGGCGAACGCGCCAGGTAGCGTGTTGCCCATCTCGAACGCAACGTTGCCAGCTGCGGAGGTCATCGCCTTCTCAAACTGGTCGAACCCAATCTTGCCGTCGGAGGCCATCTTGAAGACCTCATCTGCCGTCACGCCAAGCTGCTTAGCGAGCGCTTGGTAGATGGGGATGCCTCGGTCTGCGACCTGTGCGAGGACGTCGTTCTGAGCTTTGCCGGTGGATGCTACCTTCGCGTAGATTCCGCCCATTTCCTCCATGCTGGAGCCTGATGCTGCAGCGGAGTTCGAGACGGACTTAAGAACAGCCTCAAGTTGCTCGCCCGGCTGGATACCTGCGGCAACTGCGCCAGCTGCGGCGGTTGCCGCCGCGTCCAGACCGAAGGCGGTGCCTTTCACTGACGCTGAGGCGTTCTGCATAATTACCGATACTGATTCGGCGTCGTTGCCCAGGCCTCGGAGCTTAGCTTGGGCAACGTCAATCGCCTTCAGACGGTTGAAGCCCTTACTGAAAGCGGTGCCGAGCACCGTACCCAGCGAGAGCCCAGCCAGCGCCTTTGTGACCACGCCACCGATAGCGCCGCCGAAGAGACGCCCGAACGCGCCAGACGCTTTGCTGCCTGCTTCGCTACCGGCGCGCTCACCGGCAGAGCCAATCTCTGAGATGATCTGGGCGCCGGCGCCCTTAGTCGAGGCGACCACGCTAACATAGGCCTTCGCGAGCTCGTACCCTGCCATATATGTCTCCTAGATTGTGGTGGTTGATTCGGTGATGTCGGTACCGGTGCCGGCACGGCGCTCAGCGGCCCAGTGGCGGGCTTCATCAAGTGACATCGTGCCAGAGCCAAGCTGCTTCGTATTTCCGCTCTTCACCCCCGGCCGAGGAATCGGGTCCGGTCGAGAACGGCCCTTCTGCCCGTCCTCAGTCCTCTGCCAGTTTGCCTCTGCTAGGCGGTCAAAGATTCCGGCAAGAAGCTGATCTTGCAGGCCCCAGCCTTGGGATAGTTCCCTCATGATGGCTGAGTCATTAGGCAAGTGCACGACCATAGCCGCCGTGAGGCGAGGACCATAGCGAGTGAGCAGTTCAGTGAAGCTGGCTCCGTAGAACCTGATGAGGTCAATCTCAATCAGCTCGCGATGCTCCCGCAGGAGCTTCACGAGCGTCAGAAGTTTGGGTTCAGCGCATGCATGAGGTCAGTGAAGAACGTGGTGTAATCGCTCATCTTTGTAGTACCGGTCTCCGGGTCGCGCAGAACTTCCATAACTTCCTTGCGCTGTGATTCACCCAGTAGAGCACGGACCGCGGCAAAAATTCCTTTGGGGTTGCCTTCATCCAAGGCGATTAGGGATTCCATCAGCTCCGCATCGTCAAGTGCTGCGCTGTTGACTTCCCAGTCACGTCCACGCAGGTGAACGATAACTCGGTCCTGGCCGCCAGCTTCCTTGTGGTCAGTGAGGTTGATTGCTGCCTTGTGCTTCTTACCCATGTGGCGTTCCTTCTTGTTGTAGTTGATGTCCTCGGGGCGGGCGAGGTACTAAAACCTCACCCGCCCCAGCTCTATGTTTAATTACTTGCTGCCAAGATGCAGATATGCCTTTACACCCGCGCTGTCCGGGTAGCACGTGACGGTAATTTCATAGCCAATCACTTCGCCCTTGTAATTGACATCGCCACGCTCTGTAACCTGACCATCAGGAATCGTCACGCGGATAATCTTGTCGCCGTCCAGGACGTCAAAGACTCCAGAGAAATGAGGCGACTGGTTGCCGGTCATCTTGACCAAGGAGGACGTCGCCGTGGGATCGGCGTAGTAAAGACGCAGAACTTCCTCATTGGTCTCAATCAAGGTCATTTTGAAGCTGACCTTATGGGAAGTCTGAATCACGCGGACAACGTCACCGTTCTGCCACGCCTTAATCTCCGAGGTGTCAGAGTCAATCGTCTGCGACACGCCATCATCAGAAATGTAGCCAAGATCCTTGAACTTCTGATCTACAGGTGCAGACGCGCCATTCGGCAGAGGCGTCTTCAACGGACCAGTGTAGAAGGCGCCGTTGATGCCCACGCGCACATTAGCTGCAATGTTCGCCATTGGGGTTCCTTTCGTTGATGGTTAATTCAATGTGTCAACGACAGCGCCGCGGCAGACGACCTGCCAGTTCTGTCGAAAACGGGGAACGTCGGCGTCGGGGTCTGGCATCCACACAATCCCTCCCAATGGAGAGATGTAGTAGATGAGAACCTCATCGTCGACGTTGTTCTTCGTTGCACGCAGATACGCGCTTGCCTTCTCAGCGAGCGCGTATGCTTCGCTCTCCCGCTCTGCCCACACGTCGAGGATCATTGACCGTGATGCGTGGGTGACTGATTTCTCGTCGCCGCCTGATGGGGTGATGACGATGAATTTATCGGGACGGGGATTGGGGACACGCGCGACGTAGACAGGCACGTTGAGGTGGGTGGTTAGGATGCTGCGGATGCGGCTATAGACGTCTCCGTATTGGATGACTTCAGCTGCCACTATTTGCTACCTCCCCACCCTCCGACTGCCTTGGATAGTGCGCCGTTCTTTGCTTCGGCGCGCATGCCTTCCTTGCCGTTTGGCCAGACGCGGGCGACGGCTGTTTTGGGGCCTGCTTTGACTCCTGATGAGAATCCGGTGCCTGCTCGGCTGCGAATTTCGCCAGCCTTGGCTGAGAGGATTGCTTGCATCTCTGGTGAGGTGCGGAGCGCGTAGAAGCCTGCGAGGTTGAGCTCAACTTTCGCTTTACCCATGCTGTTATCCCTCCACCTGTTGTAGGTTGATTCGGTAGCCGGCTGGGAAGCCGAACGGACCATGGGTGAAGTCTTCGGGGTAGCCGATGACCTCATAGGTTTCGCCTTCGATGACGACGTGGTCGCCAGAGCGGGCGAACCCTGTTGGGGCGTAGAGGTCTAAGTCTCGGCGTACACCAGACCCGATGTCCCTTATTTCTGTGTCAGGTGACGGCGGTGCCCAGCCGAAGACCTCGACCTCTATCGGGTCGTCCCACACGGAGTGTTTGGTACCCCAGCTGTCCTCTGCGTCCTCAGTCCTCGCCAAGTGCTGAATAAGGAATCGCTGAGTAAGCCACATTCGGCCCCTCCCGTCGGTTGCTGAGCATGTCGTAGGTGCTGAATGTCTGCGTGCCAATACCCAGTAGCTTCTTATCCGCCTTCGTCAGGTATAGGTCTCCGTTCGGGTTCGCAAACGTTACCTGCTGGTTGAACGGACCTGCGGTCTGACTCAGCGACGATGCCCCGTCAATGAGCTGGCCGGCAGACATGCTGCGCTTGACCATACGGCAGGCAACGATTGCGATTGCATCCGGGTCTAGGTCTTCCCAATTCGGGGCAACCGCTCGGATGTACACCTCTGCGTCCTCCAGGAGCACCTCTGCGTGAGAGTCTGCTCCTGGAGGCATGTCAGGCCAGCGGGCGCGCAGGTCGTCGGCAGTCAGCTGAGGGAATCGAGAGACTGCCATTGCGCCTCCTACAGGGTGTACTTGACGAAGTTTGCGGCGTCTGCGATTGCCCAGCCGAACTCAGCCTCGGCGCGAATTGCCACGAGGTTGTTCTCGAACAGAGAGACGAGTTCACCGTTGATGGTCACAGCCGACTCGGTGGAGATGTCGAAGTTGATACCGCCGACGGTTCCCCAGATTGCCTTCGACCAGTCACCACCAATGCCGACTACAGAGCCGGCGGCAGTGCCATTTGCGACGGTGTCCGAGAACGCTGCGGGGCGACCGAGCACGGACCCGGAGCGGACGGTGGACGCGGTGTCGTTGATGGGGTCAGCAATGAACAGGGGGCGGCCGTTGACGTCCATGCTCGCGTTGAAGATGGGCTCGGTCATATCGTCGAAGACAAAGCCTGACAGCTTCTTCTTATCCTTGACCAGCAGGTCCAGGCCGGCGTTGATGTCGGCAAAAACGCCACCCTTTGCAGAGGCATTGGTGCCAATCTTGACAGTCTTGGTGGTTGCTGCGAGGTGGGTACCTGCGCCGAAGGGGCTGTTGGTTCCGTGGATAACGGCTGCGTCGAACGCCTTTGCGAATGCCTCTGCGATGTCTGCGCGCAGAATCTCGACGTAGTTCGCAGGGTTCGCGCGAATGACCTCGGAGGAAACGACTGCGATAGCAGTGAGCTTCTTCGGGGTCATGGTCTTCAGACCCATGCCGTTCTTCGTGACGTGCTTCTTCGCGGTTTCTGCGGTCCAGCTAGCAGTCGGCTTCTCGGTCACCATCGGGACCTCAATGCCGCGCTCAGACAGCGGCACCTGGCGCGCCAGACGCTGGACGACCGACGACCGACGTGCCTCTTCAAAATATGCCTGCGCGAGATCCGGCTTAATGAAACCGGACAGGTCGCTCAGCTTAGTAGCGGCGGTAATTGCCATGAGCTACTTTCCTTTCTCAGGGTTGGTTAGTTGATTCCCAGCGCGGCTTTCAAGCCCTCAACGAGCGGGTCGCCGTTCAGCGCGACTGCGGACGGTTCGCCCTCGGTGCGAATCACGGTGCGAGGTGCCGCTGGCTTGGTAGATAGGAGACTCTGCAGCTGGGCCGCGTGCTCTTCGAGAGCCTCCATCGTCTCGCCTCGAAGTGCGTCAGCAGGCACTCCATAATCAGCGGCGACCGCGGCACGCCACGAACGGACCTCATTTGCGCGGATGAGCTCTGCGAGCTTTGCTTCAGCGGCCTCGGCGCGGTCGGTTAGTTCGGCTGCGGCGGCCGCCTTCTCCTTGAGCTCCGCGTAGTCTGCGAACTTGGCACGCTCACGGCGGAGGCGGTCAGCGATCACGTTGTTGAGCTGGTCCTGCGAAGTGATGGGGGTGAACCCGGTGGTTTCGCTGGTCTGCAGCTCGGTGGTGACGTTCTCGACGTTGCCAGTCATTGAGTCTCCTTAACAGAACCGTCCCGTGGAGCGGGGTGCTTCACGGGACGTTAAATATGTGGTTATCCAGGCTAGGCCCCGCCTGTGGGGGAAACTTTTAGGTTTTGCTCAGCGTCCTGCTGGGCATCACGGTTGCCGTGCGGCGGGTAAATCTCGGGGAAGAGCTTCTCCATCTGGGACACGATGTCCCAGTCTGAAAGTGAGAGCGTCCCTGCTTCCTTGATGGCCGCTTTGCGTGCAGTCTGGAAGCGGCGATAGTCTGCCGCCGGGTCGTACCCTTTGATTCGTGGAGTCTTTGCGCTCCAGGAGGGCACGATCATGCAGTCGCAGTGTGCGTGAAATTTCCTGTCAGCGCCGGCGGCTTTCATTGACGAATAGTCGAAGCCGCGGCTGGCGAGCATGCGGCAGAAGGCGCATGTCTCGGTGCCTGACGGGATGCGGGCGAATCGGGGGCGAGCGGGGTCTTGCTCTGCCGCCAGGGTGATGGTGTCACGACCTGCTGCTTTGACGATTCGGTCGACCATTCCGGTGAGCGCGGTGCCGACTTGCTCGGCGCCTCCCTCGCCCCACAGGGGGCCAGCCACAGCACGGACTTTTGAATCCACTACTACCAGTGAGATTGCTGGTGCAAGCTGGACACGGTAATCTGCCAGGTTGGTTTCCAGCTCCCTCAGCGCTTCATACCAGTCAGCTGAAGCGGCTGCGGCGGCCGCACCGTAGCGCTCCACTACAGCTTGCATGATTGCGATTAGTTCGTCTCGAACCTGTGCTGGGTCTGCGGTGTCGGGGGTTGCGGCGAGCGCGGTAGAGATAATCTCCTGTGCCTCGGCTGATAGCACCTGCAATGTAGAGAGGAGCGCGTCAATATCTTCACGGCGCATCGACGCGCTCCTCTCTACGCTGGTTAGCTTTCAGTAGTGCTCTGCGTGGTGGGCTGGCGGCTTGCCAGCACTGCGTCGAGCATCTTGATTCCAGACGCGCGACGCTTGTCCGCGATTAGTCGCTCGATGGAGGCTTGGTCGTAGCCTAGCTTCTCGAGGATGACCGGGGATTCGGCCAGCCATGGCATCGCTTGCAGCTGCTTCAAGACCGCATCTGCCGCAGCGGCATCGGACGTATGCACGACAGGCGCGAAGTGCGGACGGACCTTAGATAGTCCCTCCAGCTCATCGAGCGACGAGGTCCCCTCACGAAGCAGGATGCTCACAATCGCGAGCTGGGTTAGCGCGCTCTTGAATCCACGGATGCATCGCTCTGCTGCGAGGCGGAGCGGGTCGCGCTGGGACTGAATCGCCGAATCCGACGCGGGGTTGTCCGAAGGGAAACCCAACTCGTCGAGCGGAATCTGGGACTCTGCAGCCAGTAGGGATGCCCACTGCCGAAGCTGGTCAGTATGCGGTTGCATCGACAGCTGAGAGAACTGGGTAATCTGAGGCAGGTTACCGTCTTCATCACGCGAGACGGCGAGCATCTTCGAGACAATCGCGTCCCACTTCGAGGCGGCGAGCGCCTCCGGATCAGCGCCCAGGATTGCTCGCTGCGGGGTGGCGTAAAACTCTGCGCCAACCTCGCTACGAACGATAGTGCGCACCGCTGAGTCAGTGAGAGACATGACGGCGCGGCTGATGCGCGAGCGTCCAAAGGGGCGGCGCAGGTCGGCACCAACGGTCACGGCGACCATGAGCGGGCGCCCCGTCGGGTTAGGGACGGTCTCAGCGGTGTACTCGTCGGTCGGCGAGCGCCGTACCGTGACGGTCTTGTCGGGCAGGTAGACGATGAACTCGGTGGGGTTGATTTCTCCCAAGTCGTTGGTGTCTACCTGCGTAATCGACAGGCCGGCGGCAAGGCGTCTGGTTCGCTGGTCCCAGATGCCGGTTGCCCAATGCGCTGATTTGGGGAGCCACAGAATCTCTGGCTCGCTCGCGGCAGTGTCGCCCTGGGTAATGGTCAGGAACGCGCAGGAATGAATGAGTGCACTGGAGACGGCCTGCGAGAAGGCTTCCTTGAAGTCGTTCGCGTCCACCAGTTCGTTCAGACCGAACGGGTCGTCTTCCTCACCCGGGGCAACGAACCCCTCGAATTTGAGACGGTCAGCAAGCACGTCCACGGTCTTTGCGGGCCAGCCCAGAACCGAACCGATATTCTTCAGCTGCGGGGGGATTGAGATTCCCAGGTCCTTCAGGCCAATCTTCTGGTCGTAGTAGTTCTGACGCACGCGGTTGCGTGAGCGCTTTGCGGTCAGCTGTTCCTGCATCTTCGAGATGAGAGCCAGCTCCGCCTCGGTGAAGACCGCGTGGGTCGCTGCAGTCTCAGGCAGAGATGAAAAACTCATACTGTGATTACCTGCCTTCTTGCGGGGTTTCGTCGGGTAGTACGGGCGGCCCAATAAGCCAATGTAGCGGCTTCAAACATCGTGACACTACCGCCTTCTGCCGCCTGCCAGCCGAAGCCGCCTCGGTTGCCAATCTTTCGGCGGGTGCAGGAAAGCACCTGCTGGGTTAGCTCAGGCTGGTTGCTGTGGGCGAGGTCCTTGCCGATGACTGCCTGGTCTACCATTGCGTGAGCAACAATGACCTGGTCCAGTGATGGCTGCCAGATGAGCGTCTTGGATTTCACACCAGCTTCACGGAGCGCGTTCACCAGGTAACCCACGCCCGCTTTGCCGTCGATAACAATCTGAGCGGCGCGTGAGGCGTGCTCAGCGAGGAAGTCTACAAGCCAGCCGGTGCCGTGAGACAGAGGCATAGATTGCAGGCCTTCGATGAAGATTGGCCCGGTATCCGGTCGGCGCGCCACAGCGAGCGCAACTTCCATACCGTCAGGCGAGAATCGCACCCCGAAGACGGTGCGGCCTTCCTTGGGTGCTTCGCCCTCGCACGCATGCCATGCTTCAGGTGTGAAGGCTGACTGGGTTGCTGCGGCTTCGTCCCAGATGCCGAGTGCCTCACGCCTGAATGAATCTGGGGTGAGGTTCTTGCGCATGCGCTCAATTGCGACAGCGCTGACTCTGGTTGGAAAGGACGGGTTGGCTTTAGCCCACTGCTTCTTATCGTCGGCTCGGGCTCCGGGGTCGGCTGCGCACTCGATATAGAGCTTGTCGGCATCTCCAGTGAGCGACTCGGCGCGGTGCCGACTGAACACTTCGCTAGGGTCTGTCGGCTTCGGCGGCGTGCCCATCATCAGAACCAGGCCGTTCGGGGCGGCATTGGTTGCAGGGAGCATGTCGTCCAGTGCCTTCTCGGTGAGAATCTGCGCCTCATCAAGCACAATGACGTCCACTTTTGCGAAGCCACGACCAAAGCCGCTTTCACGAGCGCCGAAGAGAATTCGTGAACCATTCGCGAACTCTACGGCTTCCTGACCGGCGCCGCGGCGGACATGGGAGATGAACGGGGCAACCGCCGGGCGAGCCGCAATGCCCTGCATGGACTGGAACGTCTCGTTGTGGGTGCGAGCGCGGTGCGCTGACCAGAGAACGAGCGTCTTCGGGGATGCGATACAAGCGGCGAAGATGAAGCCGGCAATCATGTGGGTCTTACCGACCTGTCGAGGCAGACTCAGCGCGGCGCCACCCACGCCTGCGGCGTAGAACCCGTCCTTGCGTTTTGCGAAGATGAGCTTACCAATATCAATCTGCCAGGGGTCGAGTGGGTAGCTCATCTTGATAAGTTGCCGAGCGATGGACGGCCAGCCGGTCGAGACAATCCCCTCAGGTACTTTGAGCTGCGCGGCGACCTCAGAGAGTGGACGGGTCGAAGGGGGCATCTTCCGCATGGTGCGCTCCTTCAATCTCTGCCTCTGCCCCGTACTGCTGCTCTAGCTGTTCAAGCTCTTCGATGTCTTTGTCGAGGTCTTGGAATCGGCGGGCGAGCGCGGCGAGGTCACGGGCGAGTGTGTTTGGGTTGTCGATGTGCGCGGCGAGCTTGCTGCGCAGGGCACGGAGCCTGTCGAGGCGGGTGCCCGTGGCGGTGGCATGAGAAAGGGAGCCTTCCTCTTGGGTGGCTCCCTCGAAATCGATAGGTTCGAGCTGCTTAGGCTTGCCTTTGCTCAAGGGGCATCACTCCTTGTCGAACCGTATTATGTGGAAATTTGCTGTGGATATATCCCCTCCGGCGATAGCGATATATCC